TTTGGAACGATATTAAAGAGGGTAAATTCAAAGGTTACTCAATTGAGGGTATGTATGATGGCTTTGATAAGTTAGAAGCTAGTGAAGAAGAAAGCGAGGAAGTAGAAGCAATTAAAGAATTTTTAAACAACATTTAAAATGGCAAAAATAAGTAGTTTAAGCGAAGTCACAACGCTATCTAATGATAATGATTTTATTGTAAATGATTCGACACCAACGACAAAAAAAGTTAGTTTTGAAACTTTAAAAAGTGAGTTAGGCTTACCAAGTAGAGTTTTATGTGGATTTATATCACAAAGTGGCACAGATGCACCAGCATTAACAATTATTAAAAATACTTTAGGAATAACACCTACAACTAGTTATAATAATGTAGGAGATTATACTATTGATTTTTCAACTTCGACATTAAATAGTAGTACGATTGTAATTATAGGTACTTCAGGCTTTTACCCATATACATTTCAAGCAAGTTATTCTAGTAGTACAACAATAGCTTTAAAGTCTTTTCGAGATAATATAAAGTATAACAACGCTTTTGTAAACATTCCAATTAAAATAGAAATATACGATTAATAAATAAATAAAAAATGGCTAAAAAAAAGACAGTAAGTAAAACAAGTCCAAAGGGAGGCAAAAGAGGTTGCATCTGTGATGATGGTAAGTATAGAGCAGAATGCTGCGATGGTACATTACAGAATCAAGGCATAGGTAACACAGAGAATCAAAGAGAAAGTGTTAAGGTAGATAATAGAACAGAACGTTCAAACACCTACTCAAGAGGTTAAAAATGTAACAGTTAAATTTTAAATAGTTAATAAGTATGAAAAAAGAAGTAAAAGATGCTTTAAACACACTTAAAACCTTTTTAGGTATGGAAGTAAAGCTAGAGCAAATGAAGTTAGTAGATGGTGTTACAACTATTGAATTCGACATCTTAGAGGCTGGTCAATCTATTATGATTGTAAACGAAGAGGATAGAGTTCCACTTCCTATTGGTGAGTACGAATTACAAGACGGTCAAATTCTAAAAGTTTTAGAAGATGGTGTTATCGGTGAGATTGGTGCTAAACAAGAAGAGGTTGAGCAACCTGAGCAACCAGAAGTTGAGGAAGAGGTTGAAATGGAAGTAGAAAAACCAACTGCTAAAAAAGTAGTAGAATCAACAGTAAAAGAAACTCACTTCTCTAAAGAAGAAAAAGAAAGTCTTGAAAAAGAGGTTGAGGAGTTAAAAGCTAAGATTACAGAACTTTCAAAAGTTGAAGAAAAAGTTGAAGAGGTTAAAGTTGAATTGAGCGAAGAAGAAGTTAAGCCGATTTCATTTAACCCTGAAAACAAACAACAAGTAGAGATTGTAAAACTAGGAAAAGGAAAATCAAACATTAGTAATATTTTAGAACAAGTTTATAAATTTAAATAATAAATAAAAATGGCAACAACAACTTCAATTACAACAACTTACGCTGGAGAAGATTCAGGTAAATGGGTAGCAGCAGCACTATTATCAGCACCTACATTAGGTAAAGAATTAGTAACAGTGATGCCTAACGTAAAGTACAAAGCAGTACTTCATAAATTAGCTACTGATGGACTTTTAAAAGATGCTTCATGTGATTTCACAGCAACATCAACAGTTACATTAACTGAAAGAATTATAACTCCAAAAGAATTACAAGTAAACGTTCAACTTTGTAAATCTGATTTCGTAGATACATGGTCTGCTATCGAAATGGGATACTCTGCACACGATGTACTACCTAAATCATTCGCTGATTACTTATTAGCTTATATGTCTGAAAAAGTAGGAGCTGCAAATGAGACTGCTATTTGGAATGGTGCTACTGGTACTTCAGGTTCATTTGATGGTTTCATGACATTGTTAACTACTGATGCTGCTTTACCAGCTGCAAATGAGGTTGCTGGAACAACTTTAACTGCTGCTAACATTGCAACAGAATTAGGTAAGGTTGCTGATGCAATACCAGCTGCGGTTTACGGTAAAGATGACTTAAGAATTTATGTTTCTCAAAATGCTTACAAACTTTATGTACGTTCATTAGGTGGATTTGGAGCAAGTGGTTTAGGGGCTAATGGTTTTGATGGAAAAGGAAATAACCAATCATTTGGAGATTTAATGTTCGATGGTATTCCATTAGTAGTGGCTGAAGGTTTAACTGCAAACCAAATGTTAGCTGCTGAAAAATCAAACTTATTTTTCGGAACTGGTTTACTTTCAGACCAAAACGAAATTAAAGTTATTGATATGGCTGATTTAGACGGTTCTAAAAATGTAAGAATTATCATGAGAATGACTGCTGGTGTTCAATATGCAAATGTTGAAGATATCGTAACTTACGGAATTACAAACGCTGCAAATTAATAATTAAATAAATTCAAATTAAAGGGGGGGTAAAATACTCCTCCTTTTTTTATAACTAAAAACTTTAAAAAATGGCTTGTTTATTAGGGAATGGTCGTGCGGAGGTTTGTAAGGATGTAGTAGGTGGTTTAGAGGCTATCTATTTCATTAACTACGGAGACATTACTGCAAAGACTTATGATGTTACAGATACAGACATGATATCAACGGTTACTGGTGTATCTAACTTGTATAAATTTGAATTGAAAGGTACTAACTCATTTGAGCAAACTATCAATTCATCTAGAGAAAATGGTACTACATTTGTAGAGCAAACTTTATCTATTCAGTTGAAAAAACAAGATGCTGCAACTACTAAAATAGTGAAATTATTAGCTTATGGTAGACCTAATATTGTTGTAAAAGATAACAATGGTAATTTCTTCTTAGCTGGTTTAGAGAGAGGTATGGATGTTACAACTGGTACTATCTCAAATGGTACTGCATTAGGTGATGTTTCAGGATATCAATTAACGTTTGTTGGTCAAGAAAAAATACCAGCGAACTTTTTAGATGCTGCTGATGAAGCTGCTTTAATTACTTTATTTGGAACTGCGACTATTGTTACTTCATAAGTAATGATATAGAATTAAAAAAGGGTAGCTAATAACTACCCTTTTTTTTGCAATAACATTCCATAAAGCAACATTAAAACGTTTGCTTATTTCAACGTTAGGCAACATTAACCTTTCTGAAATCTTCCAAAAACTCATCGCTCTTTAACCACAACACATGACCGTTTATATTAATCATAATACTTTGGTCATTTTCAGCGTAGCCTCTTTGAATTATTTCTGTTACCATGTTTTCGGGGACACATAAAACTGTATCACCTGCATTTACTTCTCTTACGTTGGTGTAAGGTGTTGTGGTTTCGTTTTTTTTCAATTTTCTTACCATAATAAACGTTGCCTAACAAAGTATATAGCACATAGCCCGTCAGGCTTTTTTAACTACGTGCGTTTATTAAATAATTTTATCTTTTGCTTAGGTCTGTGAGTGGCTACGTGCCATATACAAACCGTTGTAAAACATAGCCACTAAACAGGGCATCGCTCACTATAACACTTTTTTCCATCCGTGGGTAATTTGCATACCTTGCAATAATTTTCTTGTGGCAACGATTTTACAACAATGGGTATATTGCATTGCTCTTTATAGGCTTTATTAAAAACCTCATATGCCCAATGTGATGTTTGTGTTTTATCATTATGTCCAAAATACTCACGCAAGTTCTTTACTTGCCAATCTTCTAATATAATTTTTACCATTTTATAATGTTTTTAGTTATTAATCCGCAACGACAACATACCCGAGTACGTTATTCCTTTATAAAACTACCATCTACTAACTTACCTTTTCTATCTTTAATCTCATTGTAGGCACTTTCTAAACACTCTTTATAGTTTATACCTAGTTGCTCACAAAGTATGATTAAAACGACTTGAATATCCCCTATTGCATCTATTGTTTCGTATGGGTCTTTCTTTAGTAAGGCACTTGCCAACTCTCCTACTTCTTCTGTTAGCTTAATAAACTGCTTAGGTGCGTTTTCTTCTTTGATTAAACCTCTTTCGGTTGCCCACTCGATAACCTTTCTTTCTGTTAAACTTTTCATAATTTCTCTATTTCTTTTTTTACTAATTTCCAGTATGTTTTCTGTTTTGGAGTAGCATTTTGTATTCTACCATCTATAAAAATATTTGCTATACGTTTAACCGTTTCAACATACATTGTCCCATCTTCTCCACATTCAGAAATTTTTATAATTAATTCTTCAGCTTTTTCTTTTGGTGTCATAATTCATCTTAGTATTTTATTTTAATTAAACCCCAAAGTATGCTTATACTTTTATATCTATATTCTTTAATTACTTCCTCCCTATGTGTATCACTTTTAACTTTAGGTTTAATTTTATGTTGTACTTTTTTAGGTTTAATTTTATTTTTAGGGTAAGTCATACTTTTAGAATTATCATTTCTTACCTCAGTTCTAGCTTTATTTACCATTTTTAAATTTGGCTTTATACTCCTCCATTTGTATAATCTAGAAGGATTATTTTGACCACTATGTTTTGAGTGTAAAAAGTTTTCATTTAAAATTTTACCGTAACGAACTGATACTCTATGTTTCTTAATAAACGATTGTAATGTGACTTTTGTGTAATCGTCTTTAGTTGTTAAATAAACATCATTTAAGAAGTTTAAAATTTTTCTTTCGTGTGCATTCATAATATTTGTTTTTAATTTAAAATTGTTTCTGCAAATATATATATTTATATCTAAACTACAACATATTTATTAAATTATTTTTATTCTGAAACAAAAAAGTACAAAATTAGTTAATAGTTATGCAAGTATTAACAACATCTACAAGCGAACAAAGTTTAAAGGTTACAACTAGAGAAAGTTTAACCTCTGCTGATTTAATTGCTTTAACAAATGAGAATACTAAGGTAGTTGAATACATAGCAATAGATTCTTATTCTGATGGTGGTTACTATACCATTGTGAACGCTCAATTCAATCTTTCTGAGGGTGTTTTTTATACGTTTAAAATAAAGAACGGAGGTACTTTAAACACACTACAAGCTGAAGATTATGAAGAGATTTT